ATCGACGGCAGCGACAAGGCCACCGACGTCACTGTACCGGTAAAGGTCGGGGTGAAATATTCCAGCGCCGTAGCGCCCGCGTTCACCCGGATCATCTGATTGGCCGTACCCAGCGCCGAAAGGCCCGTTCCGCCCTGGGCGATTCCGAATGTTCCGGTAGTAATTTTAGCCGCGTCTAAATTTGGCACATCCGCTGCCACAAGCGCCCGGAAAGTGGGCGTGGCCGCGCCGCCGGTGGTCGGGCCGGCGAATATCGTATTGGCCGATTGCGTGGCAAGCGTGCCCGTGAGTGTGCCCGATGTGGTCACCGGCGAACCCGACACGCTGAAAATCGACGGCAGCGACAAGGCCACCGACGTCACTGTGCCACTTCCGCCCGTTACGGCCGCCAAAACGCCCGCTGTGAGCGTAAGGCTGGAATCCAGCGTAATAGCGCCCACGTCGCCGCTGCCGTCGCGCCCGATCAGAGCAGTAGGCGTTATGCCCGACACGCTGCCGATGCGCAGCAGGTCGGTAGTGCGCACCGCCCCCGTGTTCACATTCTGGATATGGCCGCCCGTCACCTCTTCCCAGTAGTTGGTCGGGCTGCTCGGGCCGCCCTCGGTGGTCGTTTTGTTCAGGCTGGAATAAATGACGAACGAACCAAGCGGCAAATCCTCATCCAGCGTGCCAGACACGGCAAGACTCGTGTCGCCCAGGGCGCTATTGGTCGTAATGGTAAGGGTACTTACCTTGCCCGTCTGCGGGTTCACCATTACGATCTCGTCGCCGACCTCGTAAGCGTTCGCTTTTACCTGGTATGCTACCGGAATGGAAGTAACCGAACCAGCCGACACGATGGCGCTGGTAAAGTTATTGGTGAGCGCATTCAGAGCTATGTTGGTGCCGTTATTTACCGGCACGTTGTTGCCCGGGCTATGCGGGTTTTGAGGCCCGCCCGTATCCGGGTCATGGCCGCCCACGGGCAGTTGCAGTATAGGCCCGTTCACCGTAAAAAGCCGATCTACGCCAACGTTCCACCAGGTGCCCGACATGGTTTCCGTCTGGGCGTCAAAACGCCCGTTAAGGAACAACCAGACGTAACTATCGCCCGATGTGGTGAACCTGTAATGAGCGAACATGCGGTCGCCCCTGATGCTGCCATTATATGTCTGTATCGGTGTAGGCTGGGCTGCCAGCGTCTCATTCGCTGCCAGTGCGCCGAATTCATACGATGTGCCGTCGCCCTCCACCGTCCAGGTAGCGGTGCTGTCTGCCCATGTTGCAATGTCCGACGTGACCTGTATTTTGCTGGGCGTCCAGGGTTTTACCGCATGGCCGAATATGTGCGCCTCTTCCGAAACGAACGAATTGCCCGTCGCGGAGTTGTCCGAATAATATTTGCGCGCGGCTTCATAATTGGCCGCCGTGTCGAGGCCTATGATCGTGAGCGTGAGGTCTTGAAATGCCCAATCGGATATGGTGGTTGTTACCGTGCTTTCCACATTGTTGAAAGCGCCATACACGTCGAAATCGATCGAAAGGGAATTCTGACCCGATGGAATTACCGGTGTCCAGATGGTGAACGGTATCTGCCCCTCAAACGAACCGCTGAAAATGAAATCGGTAGAAATATCGGCGCGCACGCTACTGATCTGCCATTCCGCCGGCGTATCGTACTGAATCAGGTAGAACGGCTGCACCGCCTGGGAGTGCCGTTTCAGCGAATACGACCCCACGTCGAGATACATGGCGAACACCTGCCGCCAGGGCGCCGTACTTGCGCTGCTCACCTTCAGTTTCAATACGCCCGAAACCTTTATATAACTATCCGCGTCGAACCCGATATTGCTGATCGTGAGCGCCGCGTTGCTTCCGCTGGTTTTGTACCATTTGTAAGAGGTGCCCGACAGATAGTTTTTGTAGGTGTTGTGGTTGTACGAAATAACCGCCTGTTTCATCGGCGGCAACCATTGATAAACGCCCGTTGCCAGGCGCGTGCCGCTGTGCGTCTGGTTTATAAGTTCTTCGTAAGTTGTTGTGGCCGAACTCAAAAGCGATTTGTCAGTGGCGAACCTTCGTTCATGGAAATTTTCAGACGCCCGATTGTTGTACTGCTCAAACCGGTAGCAGCCGTCGCTGAAATAGAGCCGCGCCCGCCAGTGTCTGCAAATCTCTTCCAGCACCTGGAAACAGTTTTTGAATTTCCAGCCGCCGTCTTTATCGCGCTCCGCGAACACCTCGCCCGATACCCTCGAATAAGCAAGCGGACATTTGGCCACAGCGGGCGTACCGTGCCCGTCTTCGTACCATTCCACCACGGTGCGCAGAAATACGTCGGTGCCGCCGAAATACAGCGCCGAAAGGCCGTCCTGATTCAGGCACTGTATCAGGTGGTCTTTAAACGAAAGCATGCCCCACGGCACGTCGGTAGCGCCGCTATCGTCTTTATATTCTATGCCTTTCAGTCGTGCCAGGCCATCCGTAGCGGCGATCCTGAATTCCTGTATTTGGGCGCGATCTTCGAGCCGCGCGATGTCCGGCAGTACATAGCCGACCCAAAACATGGTTTCATCAACGCCGATTTCGCCCCGGGTCACTTTCACCGTAAACCGGCCCTCCGCGGCATCTTTCAGGTCTTCGATCAGGGAAATGCAGTCGGCATAGTTGCTTTCCGTTTCGCCGATAGCCATACCGAAATCAAGGCTGCTGCCCAGGTTCTTTATCGTAAGCCCTTTCTGATCGCCTTGGTAATCCAGTGTAAACCCATCCGCGCCGCTGTCAAAATCAATCACACTGCCCACATAGTCGGCATCGTCCAGGTATATGTTGTAGTGCCTGGATTGGTAATTGATAAACGCGCAGCGAAAACGGGTTGCCATGTGTGGTCTACTTTATGCCCAGCCCGCCGGCCACGATAGCCGCGTTTTGTGCCTTTGTCTTTTTGATGTCGGTATTCAGGCCCATCTCGCGGCCCATCAGGATGAGTTCGGATTCGCGCAATTTACACAGCGCCGCGCTGCTGAAAAATATGTTTTTCAGGTCTACTACGCTGGTTTTGTTGTCCGGTGTTGGCGGCACGGGATTGTCGGCAGGCGTCACGCCTTGCAACGTCCAGAGATCGGCGCAATAGCGGGTATTTGTTACGAATGCGTAAGGCATCCAGAAATGGCCGCCATCTTTCCAGTCGGTGCCCCAACTGTTTTTTATGCGGAACGCCTGCCGCGCATCGTCGTACCCGACGGCGCACACGGCATGCCCGCCCAAAAGGTTTTCCTTTGGCGTCGGCATCGGCATGGTGTCTTTCCAGTTGCCGTACATAAAAGAGTGATACACGTTGAAGCCCAGTACAAACGGATGCCCCAGGGCAATGCACGATTTTAACTCTTCCAGGTTGGTATTGTCGAGGGCATGATAGGCCGTTGCCAGCGTTTTGAGGCCAACGTTGTAGGCAAGTGGGCTGGGCCGCACCGTGACCTGCGATTCGTCGTAAGCCCAGATGCTTTCGGGCGCTACGCCCAATTTTGACCACGCTTTGAATATGTCGCGGATGTAGGCGCCGTTGTCGTATTCTGTTTCGCCTATGATCTCCCTTGCCCCATAATACAGCATCAGGCGCGACGGCGATATTTCGCGCCCCTGCATTCGGCTTTGAAAAAGCCCGGTCATAGCGCCGCTGTTGCCCGTGCAGCTACCTATACTGCCCTGGTCGTACACCTCCGGTATCGCTTCCGATAGATCGGATGAAGGCGGGTTTATGACGGCGCCGCGCCGGGCCAAAACGGCCGCGAATTTAAAGTCGCGCGGGTCGGGTGGCGATGGTATCCAGTTGAGTTTATACCCCGCTACCGATTTTTTCTTTTTGAAAAGGGGAAATGCCATGTTTATGAAGTTTGGGTATTGACCGGGTGACTTTGAGTCACCCGGTCAATGTTCGATGGTGAATCCATATCATACCCCCGCTCACGCAAAAAATCAACGATCAGGTGAATGTTTGGCGTGAGCAAGCCGGGTATGCCGCATTCGAAATGCTCGCGTTTGAAATGGAAGCAAAACGATACTGGCATTTTGACAGCCATGACAGAAATGCCCCAATGATACCGGAATATCTGATCGAACGGCAGGCCCGTGAGCCGCGCGGCGTCGATGGCATCCTGATCGGTTATTTCGCTTATATGTGGCATTTTGTTTAAGAATTCTTTATCTTTGCCTCTACAAATTTGCTGATATCATTGTTGATACCTGTCCTTTGCATTGTGGGGGCAGGTATTTTTTTTATCCCTAAAAACCGCGTATCCGGTTGTTTACGCTGTTTTGCTTTTCGAGCGCCACGACCAGATCAGTGCCGCGCAAGACAAATTGGCCGGTTACGTTTACGTTGTTTGCGGCATTATTACCCGCCAGCCTGCCTATTTTATTGTTTGGCGTCACCTGCGAGCCTCTCGGCAGGTTGACAAGTTCGGGCCCGCGTTCGCCGACAAGGGCAAGACCGCCCGGCGCATAATTGGTACCCAGGGCGAAGCCTGGCACTTTGATGGACGAAACCAGTTTGTTGAACAGGCCAACCACCGCGCCGCCGCCCACTGCCGCGCCGATGAATCCAAGCAGGCCGAATTTTTTGAAAGCATCGGCGGCCACAGAGGCTACCGATTCAATCAGTTTTGCGCGTATGACGGCCGCGGCGCCCTGCAGGGCCGCCTGGCCCAGGCTTTTGAACGACGCCTCGCCGGCGGCAGCCGATTGCACGAAAGCGCTGGCCGCTGCGCCAAGCGCCTGCCCCATGGTATTGCTGCTGCCCTGTACTATTTCGGTGAGTATCTTCCAACTATCGCCGAACCCGATGGCATGCGCGCTCAGCGCCTGCAAAAGTTGGTCTATCGGTGTGAGCGATGCGGAAGCCGCAATGCCGACGTTTGCCAGCGTATCCTGTACCTCTTTCAGTCGGTCGGTGCCGGCAGTTGTGCTTTTCACCGGGTCGAGCGCCGTTCCGAATTGCGTAGTGCCCCGCCCTCCGCCTTCCGGTATTTTTGGCGCCACCTGCAAATCTTTGAGCCGCTGCTCTTGCTCGTTCATGGCGAGCAGTTGTTCCGTTATGGCGTCGAGTTCGTCGAAGACCTCTTTTTCGGCTTTGGCTTGTTCGCGGGCTGCTTTGGCTCTGTCCTTTGCCGACAATACGGCTTTTTGGGTCGTATTACTTACAACCTCGTTGGACCCTGCCAAATTTGTATTTTCCCTGATAAGCGCTTTAAGCGAATCCATCTCTTTTTGATTCGCTTTCGCTTCCTGTTCAGCCGCATCAATTAGTTCTTTTTTGGTATTTAACGCTTGTTGATCGAATGCTGTGACACTTCCGAACCCGCCTGTGGATTTCTTGAAATCACCTGTGCCGCTGGCCTGTAAACGATTGCGCCGTTCAAGTATTTCAAGTTGTTTTCTGTCGAGTTCGATCAGTTTTTCCTCTGCAGCTTTAGCGCGGGCCGCCCTGATTATGCTATCGATGTATGAATCATAGGCTTTATTTAATTGTTCTATCGACGTTTTTTCAAGGTCAAGCCCTTTAAAATATTCGGGTGCTATTTCCTGCAATTTTTTCAGAGCGCCTTGTTTTTCCCTGTATCCTGCATTCTGATCTTTAATTACATCAATCAGAAATTCAGTTTTTGCACGCTCTTCCGAAGCCGCTTGAGATGATTTTTGCAGCACCTCAGTCGTGGCGGATACATTGGAAGAAAGGTTTTCAAATGCAAAATACAGCGCTGTTACAACGGCAAGCACAGCGCCGATAACAGATACTTTCATTACCAAATTAAGACGCGAAAATGCCTCTGCTGCCGTAATTACACCGCCTGCCATCGTCTTGATAATTCCTATGCCGCCCTGAAACAGGTCAATCACTTGCGCTGCCGTACTTTTCAAAACGCCGAATATTTTTATGGCCGGCCCGGCCGCAACGGCAAACAAACCGAACTCGACGATAAAGCGTTTGGTGCCGTCGCTCAGGTTGGCGAAGCCCTCCGCCGCGCTTTTCAGGAAGGCGGAAAACTGGTCGGATTTTGCGCCGATGTCGAATACCTTGTTTATTTCGAGGCCGATGGTTGCCAGGAAGTTTTTAACCGCCGCGCCGGCGTTCACGATGGCATTCTGTATGCCGCCCGCTACTTTGGGCAGTTTTTGGAGTTCCAGCGTGATCTTGTCTACAAACTCCTTGCCCGTGATACCCAGAGCCTGTATGTCTTCCGCATTGGAGGTGCCGAATGCCTGTTTCATCAATTTGGAGATGATAGGCATATTTTCCTGAATGATGCGCAAATCCTGCGAAAGCACCTTGCCTTTCGAGATCATTTGCGACATCTGCACCGTGACGGATTCGAGGTTGGCCGCCGTGCCGCCCGTGAGCGCTACGGCATTGGCTACGCCTTCGATGGTTTTGCGGGCAGCCTCCGCGCTGTCGCCGACGCTCTGCAGGCGTATGCTGGCTTTTATGGCCTGCTCCAGATCGAGGCCCGGAGCAAGGGCCGATTTGCGCAATGCCTCTATTTCTTTCTGTGCATCGCCCGCGCCACGCCCCGCACTTTCGAAGGTGCTTACCATGGCCAGTTGCAGGCTTTCCAGATTGCCGGCTGCGGTGATGGCGCTGGCCCCGATGAGGCCCAGCGGGCCGGATATGGCTACCGTGATATCGCCGCCCAACTGCGACAAGCGCCGACCCGACGAACGGAGCCTGCGCTCTACCTGTTCCAGCCCCTTATCGAGGTCTTTGAATATGAGGCCGACCCGGACGTTTAGTTGTGCGATTGATGGCATGGCATTATTGGTGTGCTTCTTTTTCCGCTTTGGCTTTCATAAAAGCCTCCCAGGCGGCAGGGTTGGTTTTTTTGAGTACCTCATCCGCTTCATCCGAAAACGGCTTTAATTCCGCTTCCGAAATCGGCTGAAACAGCGGCTCCGGCGTGGCATCCCAGGGAAAAAGGATAATGTCGGTCACCGTGCGAAAATAATTTTCTGAGTCTACGGTTTTGACCACATTAAATGCCAAAAACCGCGATTGTTCCCAGCCTGTACGGAATCGCTCTATTTGCGCTCTTTGCCGCGCCCTGAAATAGCGCGGCGTGCTATGCCAGAATTCCGTTTCCGTCATCCCGCTGGCCGCCGCGGCTTCGATGAGCGGCTGCCAGTCGATGCGGTCCGGAAGTTCGTCGGGGTCAAATTCTTTTTTTTTGCGTCCTCATCATCGGCCGCGTTCGGGTCGCTATTGGCGTCGACCAGCAGGTTAACCAGCACCGTTACGGCGGCCGTGTCGGCCATAAGCCAGTTAACCACGTCGTACACGGTAAAATCGATCTGCTCACGGTTTTGTATGGCCCCGAGCCGAAACGCGCAATACATTATGTCGCCGAACTTGACAACCGACATGCCCGCTGCCGCCGTGCCTATATCGTCGGTGTTGAGGTTCTGGGCCACGCCGACAAGTTCAGAAAACAGCGACGTCAGGTCGCGGAGGTAACTTTTGCCGGTAGTGAGTTCGTATTCGTATGCCATGGCGTTATCAAAAGATACGGGGCGGGTGCGCCGCTCTGTTCCCTGGCCGATGTCAATAAAATGTACCATCAGAGTGTTTTTTTTGATAGCCGCCGCCGGCATTATTCCGCCATTGCCTCCACCTGATTCAGAACCCCACTCTGTAATAGGTCCGGATGGCGCAATGGCGAAATGATACCGGCGACGGCAAAAAATCAGATAGTTGCTTTGGTGAGTGCGCCGGTGCCCTGCAACTCAAAACTGTAGGTCACGGCGGCATCGTTGCCGCTGCTGTCGCCGTCCAGTTTGGATATATAGCAGGAACCCGATAGTTTTTCGTCGCCGGTGACGCCCGTCTGCCATACGATGGCGATGGTCGATTGCGCGTCCCAGGCTTCGAAAAGATCGGAGAATCCGTAGGTGGCGTCGAATGCGAAATTGCCGGTGCCGCTGGCAGTCCAGGATTTGGAGCCCGGCAGGAAAGCGCTCACGGCGGTGCTGTCTTTACATGTCGTTTCGAACATGTTGGTGGACATCGAGATTTTGGCATCCACCTGGCAGGTGATTGCCGTAGCCCCGACGTATAGTTTCATGTTTTTGGCCAAAACTGTGCCCGTGGTTGCCATAGTAGTATCTTTTTGTTTGTTTGTGTTTGTTTAAATATCGACTCTAATCTTCGCTCAAAGCGTCTGATAATGCGCCTTTTACGAAAAATGCCGTGAGGTCTGATTCGGGTTCTTTCTTTGTTTCTTTCGGTTTTTTGCCGGTGAGTTCTGTCAGTGTGATAGTAGTGCCGGTTGGCGCGCACTCGGTAGATACTTGTTGCGCTTCATACCGGCGCGCGCGTACGTCGGATGATACTTCATGCGCAAATCCGCCTTTTATGACGGCTTGTGCGTCGGGGTCCGAAAATTCCGCTACCCATCCCGGCAGGTATGTTTTGGCGGGGTTGTATGGGTCGGGGTATGGTTTCAAAAACTTGATTTTCATGCTCATATCATTTTAGGCCGTTTTTTACGGCATATCGATCGATGGTGCGTTTCATCAGTTCGGCGGCGAATCGCAGCGTGGTATCGCCGGCAGCATCCACGGCGGCCTGCACGAAATGCTGTGCGGACTGCTTCACGGTGCCGAATTCTACCATGTGCGCATAGTAGCCGTCGGGTTGCCGGCCCTTGCGCGACTTGTCGAGTTTGGGCCCGATGAATTTTGCAAACCGCGCCCGCCTGAATGCCAGAATAGAAAACGATTGTTTCAGGTTGCCGGGTTGATATGTGGCCACTATGCGGCCGGATCCTTTTGGCGCGCGCAACTTGCCCGCCGCTTTTGGCGTGCTGTACCGGCTATGCGGCCGGTCGCTTTGCGGAGCCTTGCCCTGTACAACCGAACGCAATGGCCCGGCCGCCTCGGTCAGTACCCGGTCGGCGTCCTTTTTGGCTGCATCGCTCACACCCTGAAGGCTTTTAATCAGGGCGTTGAGTTCGGTTTGTAGTTGCGCGTCCATGGGTTAATTTTTTGTGATGAACGTGTATGAAGCCTCCCGCATGAATAATGTCATTTCGTCATCGCGGCCGTCTTTGCTGCCGTCGTAGTGGCATAGTTCGACGGTGACTGTGCCGGCAGTGCCCTCCACAAAATCGAGCGCATTGCGCACGGCTTCGTCGATATCGTCGACAGACTGATAGCCGTTTTCGCCTTGGGCAGCCGATGCCCAAAAGTGAAATTTCACGCGCGCAATGTCGAGATCGGCCGGTGTGTCTTTTGTGACGGTGTGCGGTTCGTTGTCGACCAGGTACACAATAGCAGGATACTCTGCATTTTGCGGCAGGAACACCGGGTAAATGCGCGTGCCAACCAGGTCGGTAACGGCCGTGG